GAAAAGATCGGGCCCAGCACTCTGAAGGAGAAGATCCTAGACACAGCGATAAACGATAGATACCTTGCGAAAGCAAAAATCGCTATAAGCATAGCGGGTGAGGTTCTATGAAGTTTTTAAACGAGGGTAATAAAGACTTCCAACTACCGCCTGACGGCGTAAGTCCGCAACCTAACGGTTTCGTACTTCCAAAAGCCCCAAAAGTAAAGCTCAAGCCTGCACTACCAGACCAGCGGCAGATAGCCGTGATGCCAATCAAAGCCCTTACAGACCGCAGACTCTCCGGCGGCTGCGTCAGAGTCCTAGCATTAATCTGTAGTTATTGCAACCGAGCTGGCATTACGTGGGTTGGACAGCAACGCCTGGCCACAGACCTACAGACTACGAAACAGTACATCTGCCAGCAGATGACTACGCTACGCAAGGCTGGCTACATCGAGACGCTCACAAAGGGCTGCAAAGCTAGCCATACCGCCACAACCAGGGTGATATATAACAAAACTATCGGGGTAGATGATGCGATAGGATTAGTCAATGAGGAAACGAGAAGTCCAAGAATGATTACACAAGAGGAGAAGTTCATGGCAGAGATGCTCAGCAAGGGGGTTAAACGAGCCCGTAAGACGATTAAATTACCAGTCAAGGGTGAGGCATTGGATGTGATTGAAAAGGCCAAGATGACGGTTGTAGTTAATCATAACAACTGCGAGGCTATAGTCCAAGAGGTATATAGGAATGTGTTTTTAAAAGAAAAAGTAATAAATGATTTAGATTTGAAAGGATTTGAAATGATTGGAATGTGTGCAATGACACAGCAACAGTTCAGCAGAGACCTAGAGTTGTGGCTCAAGGCAAGGTCAGCACCGCCTGATTCCATCCTAGACCTAGCCAGAGCGCTGCTCGATGAGCAATGCAAGGGAACATAAGGCCTGTATGCGATCCAAACGGTGGTATGCAGGGGCAACAGAGGGGTGTATGCCTATAAGCAAAGGCATTGAGGGGTATTTGCTAGGGCTAAGGCAGTCAAAAAACAGAGGCACGTTACCCCTCCCCCCGGCCTGTCACTATGGGCGGGGTGTCTCACTCAATTTTTCCCCGTTATTTTAAAAAAAGGAGCAGAGCATGGAAGAGCAAGCAAAATTACAACGTGAGATGCACAGCGCAATGTTAAGCCTACTGCGTCAGGGTTTTACCCTACAAGCCGTAGTTCATGCTTTAATCGTGGAATCTGAGCGATTAAGCGAAAGCGCAGCAGTCGTGCAGGCAATTAATGATTTCAACCACCAACCGTAGATAGGGATAAACAATGGCATACGATAAGCCTTTTGAAATAAAGCCAGGCAACTTTCAGTTATTTAAAAATACAAAGAAAACAGATCCAAAGCACGCCGACTGGACTGGCACCATCAAGCTGCCCGATGGCCGTGAGTTCTGGTTCAATATGTATGACAAGGCAGGGCCAAAGGGAACCTATTTTTCTGGCTATATTGGCAAAGAAAAGCAGGCATTAAACCAGTCAGCATCGTTTAATAGCTTTGCCCCAAGTGCGCCGATTGGCCGTCCTGAGAACTATGCTCCGGCAGCTCCATTGGATGACGTACCGTTCTGATGGCTAGTACGCGGCCAAAGGCAAAGATAGCAGCTCAGATACCATCCCTACAAAACTGGGGTGGTATTCGGTCTATTCAGAAAAGATTAGAGCGTTCGGCTACGATTTCAGAGAATCGCGAGGCGGTTGCCTACTCTTTGCTGTGTATGGCCAATACCAAGATTACAGACATCATGGAATGGGACGATGAGGGCCAAGTTAAGGTTAAAGCTAGTAAGGATATTCCTGAGCACGCCCTTCAAGCCATCAAAAGTATTAAAGTTAATAAAGATGGTAATTTAGAGCTGGAGCTCTACGATAAGGTCGGCGTATTGCGCCTGCTCGCTAAAGCTTCTGGCCTTCTGGATAACCCAGAGGAGTCGGATAAACCCTCGGTTATCGGCATTAATATCAAACCGCCTGACATCCAAGACGTAGACGTAGAATAAAAAACAACACAGGGTATTGCATTTATTTTTTTTCTGATTACCATCAAGGGTAGCGATATCGCTAATAACCCGTGAGGATAATATGACGAAAAGAAAAGAGCACTCTCCCGCAGTAGTTGTTGACTCTGGCTCAAGTTACGAAGAGCCCATTCCGTTTGCTGGTATCGTAGAGATAGAGCCTGATTTTGACTACGATGATGACCCTATAGACCTAGACTCTGTCTGTAATTTCCGAACCAACCACAATGACGAAAACTAAAATGGTACCAAAAGACACCAGCTCACATGAGATGACTAACGTAGAGATCGCGGAGAAGATGTTTATTCACCCGCATACGGTTAGCAAAATTGAGAACCGCGCAATGGAGAAGTTCAAGCGCGAGCTAAAGAAAAGAAACATTAATCTAAAAGATTTGATTGGAGACTAACGTGAAGCTCTTATTTTTATTATTGATTGCTGGCGGCGTGCAGGCCGAGACGCGGCTATATACCGATGCGCTAGGCTTGCCTGCTGGATCGTCCTATCAGATCGGCAATACGACCTTTTATACCAACAGTTTGAACCTGCCTGCTGGGACTAGGAATGACTTAGGCTCTGCATACTTGTATAACAATGCACTTAATCTGCCAGCTGGATCAAGCTACATTGTTGGCCCTAGCCCTTTAGGCAGCAAATCAACCTACGTTAGCCCTTGGGATACGAAGGGAGAGAGCAATGGCCCATTTTGAACCCAACAATCCAGAGTACGATAAACCGCACGATCCAGTAAATAAACCGAAACACTACCTGAGCCACCCGTCTGGGGTTGAGTGCATCACGATTACCGAGCACATGGGCTTTTGCCTAGGCAACGCAATGAAGTACATCTGGCGTGCGGATGAAAAGCACGATGCGATTGAGGATCTACGCAAGGCTCGCTGGTATATCGAGCGCGAGATAGCTAGGAGAATGAAATGATTGCGTTTAAATGGACTGGCACAGGCATCTGCCTGCTAAGTATTCTCTTGACTGCGCTCAATATCTATCCGGCCAACCTGATCCTAGGGTTTATTGGCTCAACTATGTGGGCTATTGCTGGCTATGCGCTAGACGATACGCCGCTATTCGTGGTTGAGGCTGTGGCCGTGGTGTTTTACTTTGGCGGCCTAGTGGTTTATGTGGCTACCGAGCTGGCTAAGTGGGGTGTTTGGTAACATAAATGTTACTTAAAGCCCATTAATGTACATAATGAGATACAAAATGTTTTGTTTACCGAACGGGGCATTTGTAAGAAAAAGGATGGGAAAGTAGGATAATCTTCCTGATCGGGGTATTTTGTACAAAAATCCTAGAGTAGTAGGATATGTGTAGTTAATTACACATTTTGGTAATGCAGTTGCATTGTGTATAAAAACTCCGTCTTTCTATACATATTGAAATAATGTGTATACATTGTGTATACAAATATCGGACAACAATGACCTATTTTTGCATGACTTTTTATTTAAGTTTCATGCACTTACAGCTCTAATGGATCGAACCCCAGCTCTGTAGCTACCAGGCGGCAGCGATCCCGAAAGGGTTTGCCGTGGTGCAGCCACTTATCGCCCTTCTGTCTGTGAAAGCTCATGTGGATCATCTCATGGGCCAGCGTAGTTAGGACGGTGTAGTAATGGCCACAGCGTGCAGACGATACCGTTACCGTGTGCTCGTAGTCCTCGCCTGTATCGTAGAGGTATGTACCCATCAGCTCTGGGTCTGCGGTTACGATAAAGTCAACCTCCTCCGGCAAAGGCATCTTCCACTTAGTAAATGGATAGCAGCAATAGAGAGATGCGTAAAGGTTGCGAACAACCTCTGGGCTTAGCCTCATACCTTATTAATACAACCCCTAAACTCAAACTCATCCTCGCCGCAGACTTGGATTAGCTCTGGCAGCATGAGGCGCCCACGCTCAAACGACAGTAGGGCAAACCCTGATCTCCAGTCTTTCGGGTTATCCTCGGTGTAATGAACAAATTGCTCCGAGTGTGGCTCTGCCAATGTGCCTGTCTGTACGCCGTAACGGGTTCCACCGTTATGTCGGAAAGCTGGGCTAAAGTCTGTAATCGGCTGTACGGCCAAGTTGTGTGTATGGCCAGTAATGATATTAACTCCAGCGTTCAGCGAGTTAGCTCGACCAGCTGAGAACCCGCCTTTCCAGCGGTGCTTAATCATCGTATCGTCATTAATCCAGTAAGACCAGCAAGGTTTCCATAATGGGAAGTGGTCTTTAAGCGTAAAGCCCTCAACTCCCTCGTACTGGCTAGCCTGAGCTGCTAGGAATGTTTCAAAGCGAGCATCGTGGTTGCCTAGCGTCCAGATCAACTCTGCACCAATCGAGGCCTTTTCAATATTACCCATGAACTCTTTGCAGGCCTCCAGCTCCTCTTTGATGGTTGGCGTATTAGACCAGCCAATGCGGGGATGGCGCGAAGCCTGGGAGCCGTCAAACACATCGCCGTTAGCAATAACGACTTTGGGTCTGAACTCCTTGATAATCATCAAAAGCGCTTTGTAGGCTGTGGTGTAATCATCTGGCCAGAAGTGGGCATCGGAGAATACGACTACGCGCCCCTTCTCCATTTGGATCTCACGCCTAGCGTGGTGAGGGGTTTCCTCAGCTCTGCTAATTTTGATGTTTTGGTACTTGAGTTTGTCTTGGCCAGCGCCCTTTGCCTCTAAAACAATGTTGTTTCTGGACTCAATCGCACGCCTGCGCTTTAAAATGTTGCGATAATTGATGCCAACCTTCTTTGCCATCTCAACTGCATTAGGAGCGGCGTTCCATTCAGCTATAAACTCTGCGTCTGTTAGGTGATATCCTGACATATATGCCCTAGAAATTTTGCATATTGTTGTTTATACAGTATATTTGAGAAAATATCATTAAAAAGGTTATCTATGTCACGTACCAAAGAGGCTAGTTCTAAAGAGATTCCCTCTACAGGTCTGAACCTAGACTTCTCTAAAAGCCCAGAGGTATATAAGT